TTAGTTAGTGTGTGATAATTTAAGCTTCACCCGCTGAATCTGACCAGCCACGTCCATCAAAACCACGCCAGCCAGTGCCAAATCGTCCATTTCGACTAATTCCGTCGCCCCTTGTAGCTTTTCAATCAGGTCATACAAGCGGTCTTTTATTTGTCCTTTTTCGCTATCAGTCATCATTTACCCCTTAAGCTCTTTTCTCACAGAACTCGTAACGGCTTTCGCACCACTTTTGGTTAAGTGGATTAGTCGCACACTTTAACGCCTTATCCCACGCATCGCCTGCCTGTAAATACTTGCCTTCACGCTCAAGTGTTGAAGCAAGCTCACTAAAATACTTAAACCGCTCACGTTTGAGTGCATCTGGTTTCTTTTTCATATCTATCCCCTTATGATTAAAACACATTATTAACGCCCTTCTTATTATTCCCCTCGCCCGCTTGCGGGAGAGGGTGGAGAAAATCCGCAAGGATTTTCGGAGGGAGAGGGGATTTAAAGAGCGTTTAAATGAGCTTTAACTTATTAAGTCAAATACTGGCTCACCGCAGCAACGGACACCCCAAACGCATTTGCCACTTGTTTTTGCCCTAACCCTTGGGCTTTCATAAATTCATTAAGCTGTTGGTTTTTCATCGTTTAGCCTCCTACTGCTAACTTTTTTTCGTACTCATCTCTATCTGCCTGTGTAAAAAAGATCGGCACAGGCTCTTTTTTCGGTTTTTTGGTTGCCAATAAGCTAAAATCAGGCTTATGTTCAATCGTAATAACAGGGTTACGCTCTGCCATAATTTCTGCCACTTGTTGCTCTTTCCGTTTAAGTCTGCCTTTTGCTCGCTCCTCACGTTTCTGCTCAACAAAGGACTGCGGAAACGCATCTCGTTTATTCCCTTCAAACTCGGCATTGCAGATAAACCGTCCGTCTTTGGTTCGCACCTGCACCCACATCGGATCGTGAATATCCACCCCGATAACAACTTCTTCCCCTTGGTAATCCAACAAATTCAAGCTGAAATACTTATGATTGTTCCACTCAATCAAGCCTCTATTCGTTGTGCGGATAAATTCAGGACGTTGAATATCCCTTAATTCCACATCGCTCAACCACACCACTTTTTCAATGTCGGTCACTCGTTGGTATTTCACCGCTGGCGTACAGCGAATTTCACTGTGAACGTGTTCATTGTTGTACCAATCAATCACTTCTTGAATAACTGCCTTCAACTCTTCCCAGCTTGGCAACTCTCTGCGAGCTTTCTTCTGTAAAGCGGTCAGTTCCTTGCCATTTTTTGCATTCGCATACGCCAACTGTCTAGCCAACATCTTACGAGTGGCTTCAGGATCGGCATTTTTGCCGTAGTAAGTTTCAAATCGCTCTGCAATTCGTAAACCCACCGTCTTATTTAACCGCTCAATAATCCCACGCCCTTGCGGATTACCTGCAATCCCTGTTGCGTGGTGGATAGAGAAACGAGGTAAAATCCCTGTGACCTCTGCATCAAGTATTTTATTTTTCTCACCGCCACCGTTATCGGAGTAATAAATCGCTGGCACACCGTGTGTCGCAATGCCGTGTCGTAACGCATCTAGCACTGCAAAAGCGTTTTCACTCAACGACAGCGACCAACCCACGATTTTTCGACTTGCCCCATCAACAATCATTGTCAACTCAGGGGTAAACGGTCTGCCGTGTACAGGGTGGGCAACTTTTAATTTCAGCGAGTGACCATCACCAATCCAAATATCATTTGCCACAAATGGCGACCAATCACGCATCACATAAGGCAATAACTGCTTATATTTCGAGCCACTTAAGCGACCTTTCTCTAAGATATGGATCGGTAACTTCGCCATTGCTCGCCTTACTTTGCTGATATTAGGCATTGCCTCTAACATCATCGGATTGTCGGCATACCGTTCAACCCACTCAGCTTCAAAGTAGCGGTAACTTTCTTGCACGCTTAACGCATTCTTCTGACGGTAAATCCCCAACAACCAAGAAAGCCACCAAATTTCTTCTGCCTTAACTTCCTGCCTTACGAGTGGGGCAAAAAGTTTTAACCGTTGCTCAACGCTTGTCACCTTGCAGTAATCCACCACCCAGCCATTTAAAGTACGAACGCTTACTGTCCGTTTTTTCGATTTTTTAGCGTTAGCCGTTTCAACCAACACCGCAAGATGCGGAGGCAATCTGCCACTTTTTGCAAGTTCACAAACATAAGTGACCGCTTTAATTCGGCTCATTGATTGCTCTAAATCCAACACATACTGGATCAGCCCTATGCGAGCATCAGCAATCTCACGCTGTTTGGTTGTCAAGTTCGCCAAATCCACTTCGGCTTTCACCGCAGGTAATTTTTTCGGCTTACTTTCTACCACCGCCACTGCAAAACGTGAGCGGATTTCGGTTTGGACGGCTTCGGGCATTGAGATAAGTTCGTACTCTAAGCCACCGCCACGCCCTTGACGTTTTTGTGATTTCCAATTTTCTCGTTTAGCTTTTTCAAAAATCCTTCTACTACTGCTTGGCAAACACTTAAGATTTAATTCAGCCAATTCATTTGCGTTATAAAATTTTTGCAATGCTCCCATACCAACCTCGCTAAATCATTTGAGAAAATTGATTTTTTAAGTGAGCAATCTGATTACTCCTAAACACTTGTTTTTGTTCTTTTTTTGCATAATGTGGAAACACTTTTTCTAATGGCTCATCAATAGCAATAGCTTTCGCAATTCTTTGGCTGCTTTTACCTTGTTTAATTGCACTTGAAACAGCTTGAGAACTTACACCCAGAGCTTCAGCAATCATCGAGGCATTTAAGTTTTTTCTTTTTAATGCTTGATAAATTTCTTTTTGGTTCATAAAATCCCCTTTCAACCAATTACTTAAACTGGTTAAATCAACTAATTAAGAAAACAGGTTTATTATATGCCAATAATTTTTGGCACGTCAAATAATTTTGTATTTATTTGAGGATTTTTTATGCAACTAGCAATTACCCGTGAGGATATGGGCATTAGATTAGTAGAAGAAAGAACACGTTTAGGCTATTCTCAAGCTAATTTTGCCCATCAAACAGAAGTGAATCGTGAAACATTAAGATTAAATGAGTTAGGGCGAAGTGGAATTTCAGCAGAATTTTTAGGACGCGCAGCACAACTAGGCGTAGATGTTCAGTATGTAATTACAGGTATTCGTTCACAAGAAATAGAAAAAAATCAGCAAGCAAGTGTTCAAGGTAACAGCAATAATGTGATTTATGGCGATAGTGGTATCATTAATAGTGGAACGATTAACAATATAACAACGGAAAAATACACAACCAAAACAAATGCCGTTGTTAAACCTAATGAAGAGCATATTAGAGAAGAAACTGCTAGAAAATTACAAGATTTAGTTAAAGAAGTAGTTGAGCTAGAAGAAAAAATCAAGACTACCCCTAAATCATTCCAAGCTGTTTGGGCTTCACTTAACAAGCACTGCGGTGTTGTGAGTTACCGATTAATCCCAGTAGAAAAAACAGATAAAGCCATTACTTATTTAAGAAAATGGATTGGTCGCTTATCTTCTTCTAAATCAGCTCCTAAAAAAGTAGGAAATGAATGGAGAGCCAAGAAATATGCCTATATAAAGATCAATACTAAAGGTTTAGAGCAATGGCTTAGAGAGCACTTACAATCTAAATATGCTGTTGGCAGCATTACAGAATTGAGTAATGATCAACTTGAAAAAGTCTATCGCTCAGTTGCAAGTAAAAAACGCTCAATATCCAAGTAACTATGACGTTTAGCGTCTAAGTTATTTTTTATGTGAACTTTAGCAGTTTTTATAAAATCTCTTATTTTTCAATAAATTAAAGAAAGTTAGACGTGTCCTAGTTATTTTGTGAAAACGTCATAGTTTATTAAATTAACTATGACGTTAATTTCAACATTATGCGAGGGTATATTGTCAAACTAAGTGGAGCTGATTTCAGACAATAGAGAAGAGTACAAACCAATTAAAATCACCAACCAAGAAGCCCAGAACCTACAAATCATCGGGCAAGTGGTTCATATCGGACACAGCCTAATTTAAAAATTTAAAATGGGTTTTAAAATTTCTTAAACCCATTTTAAAAACCGATCAAACCTGCTCAAACCTATGCAAAAAATATTGCAAAAACTGCCCATTTTCAACCATTTTTGCCCATTTTACTTTTTGCATAACTCCCCCCAACAAAAAATGCGGTAAGCCCCATCACACAAAGCCCCACCGCATTTTTTAGGCCCAAATTTTTTTCTTTCTATGCAAAAATAGTCAGTACCCCACAAAACTCTTAACGACATTTTTATCCGAGATTCTTCATCGCCATCTTGAGCATCACCACCAGCTAAAATGTTTTTGTTGGCTTGCTCAATTTTTTGTAGTTGTCGTTGATATTCACCACCCTTTTTGTCTTTTGGAAAATTTGGGTAGCTATCTTCTGCTTTCTCCACATCAGGAACAATCTGTTCCTCTTCGTTTTTTCTATTAAAAGGTCACATTTTCTACCCAAACCACGAATTATTACGAGCAATAAGCTCACTATAAGCACGAGAACACGCATCTATGATGTCATCGTGCTTCCCATTAGGAAAAAGGCGCATTTCGTCAATTACAGATTGATTTCATAACCCTTTAACCATTTTTACATTACCAACATTCACTTGTGCTGCGAATGGTTCAGCTCGAGTTATCTTATCTCCACTCTCAGGGCTTGATTTAACCGTAAACCCTTGCAACATGCGAGTAAGATAGAGTATTTGCGTTTTACCTGCTTGCCCTGGGTCTTGCGGTATGCTGATTGTGGTATTTAAGCCGTCAGAAATAGCTGAATTTTTTAACATCAAATCCCTTTCGTCTGGCCCAAAATCGCCATGAGCAAGATCGGCAATAATTACCGACCCATTAGCATCTAACCCAAGTTTAATACCTGCTGTTGGGTCTCCACCAACCGTAGCACCTAAGTCCCAACCTCGAACCCATTTTGTTACACTAACAGGGACAGCCTCAATCACTTCAATTTTAGACGGTTTAAATACACCGCCATCAAGAGGTGCTGGACGTTGCATATATTGACCGGCAAACATATAAGGTGCTGCCTTTTCCATTTGGCGTAATTGCTCAATACTATGTTTTTCGGACCATAACGCCTTACCATCATCAGTAATAGCGGCAAGATTTAAATGCTCCCACTCTTCGCCATTTCCGCCACCTAACAACCAGCCTGACAAATCGTTTTCGTGCAATCTTTGCATAATCACGATAATCGGCGTGTTTTTAGGACTGTTCTTACGACTTTCTACGGTGTTCTGAAACCAGTCAATCACATTCTGACGCATTACATCAGAACGAGCTTCATCGGCTTTGTGCGGGTCATCTATCAGAATTGCTCCGCCAAACCCCTCTCGTTGTTTACCAGCACCAAAACCTGTAATCGTACCGCCAGCACCCGTTGCATAGAAAACACCACCACTTGTTGTAGTCCAATGGTTTTTAGCTTCGCTATCAAGAACAACATTTGGGAATATTGCTTGATAGGCTTCGTGCTGAATAAGAGAGCGAATATTTGAACTGTTATTTACCGCAAGTGTGGCAGAGTAACTAGCGTGAATAAATTCACAATCAGGCACCAACCCAAAGCACCACGCCACGAAATTAACCACAGCAATTTCTGTTTTTGAGTATCGAGGTGGAATGTTGATGATTAATCGCTTACTCTCACCACGAAACACTCGCATTAATGCCTCACAAATTAATGCGTGGTGTAAGGCTTGCAACCATTGATAACCTCGCTTCTGCATAAACATATAGCGAGTGAAGAAGTAAAGATCGTTTCTTGCCAGTTCAGCCGCCACTAATTTTTGAGCTGCACTAAACTGAAACATAACTACACCTTACTTAATAAATCCTTGGCGATTTCTCTAAACTCATCACTGGATAGATTGATGTTTTGATTGGTAACAGTACCTGAAACCTCTTGGATTTGCTTATCACGCCATTTATCAGGCTGCCTGTTTTTGAGCCAGAAAATAGCTGAAGTTGGGTCAGGTGGATAATGCTTAATCAGCGGAGTTTCAACAATTTGGTTTTCAATTACCCGAATATCAATATCAGGAGCTTCGTAACCTAACGCTCTCTTGTAGAGACTATTTGCAACATTAGCATCCGCCAATAACTTGCCTCTTTTTATGGACTCCAAGAATTCAGGATATTCAATTTTCCAGTTATTGATAGTTGATTCAGCAACTTCGAAAAAATCTGCTATATCTTTATCTGTTGCCCCAAGCAAACACAATTTTTCGACTTGGGTAACGTATTCCTGTTTGTATTTTGTCGGTTGTCCACGCGACTTAGGCGCAGACTTAACCTCGCCTTTTTTAGTCATTGGGTTAAATTCCTTTACTTCATCGCATTTAATAGATTGGCAATAGCATTAATTAACTTTGGCGACACAAACGCCAAGATAGGGATTGTTACTGCTAGGCTTATTTGCCATAAACCATATTCCATAAGTATCTCCTTGATGGTTACGGTTAAAACTGTCATAATCTCCATCAATCGTTACTCATTCGGCTTTAATGGGTAATGAAAACCCCCGATCATTTGCAGTAATCGGGGTTTTGTTATATATAAATTACATCACTTGCGTATTTTCTCGGGAATTTATCTAACAACCCCAAAACCATATGCAAATTATGTAGTATTTAATTTACATAAAATAAAAGAGCGATCACCTGACCGCTCTTTATCGTGACACAAACATTAATCAGCTATTTAAACCCTTGCTTAGTTCGTGCTTGCCACTCTCTAATGCTATCAATCTGACCCGCACACAAGTCACGCTCTCCCATCACCTTAACGAGATACCCAATAGCATCGCCATAGGTTGTGCCACTAAACTCTGACCGCTCGCACTGCACTAAAAAGGCTTGCGGTGGATATAAATACTCAATCTTTGTCTTTGCTGTGCAACCGCTTAAGCTCATCGACAACAGAACGAGGCAAAGCAGTAACGCCACACGGCTCTTTCTGTAAAATAGATTTAATCTGTTCATTACTCTGCTCCACCTGCTTTCGTAGTTTATTTGCAATACTTTGCTGATATTCCACCGCTTGTCGCTCTTGTTGCAGTTGCATTGTCAGCTTATTGTTTGCTTCTTGCTGTTGCTCAATGGTTTGGGCTTGCGTCTGGTTCTCGGCTGTTAATGCACTTATCCTCTGTGACTGACCCCACAACCACGCACACAAGCCCAAAATCAATGCCATTAAGATTTTATTAACCCAGCTAAACATAACGCCTTCTCTTTCTCACGACGGATTTCTAACCCTCGTAACTTCTTGCCACCTGAATAAACCCACTTAGGCAACTCATTACACGCACCGATATAATCGCCTGATTTGATTTTACGAAAGAACGTCGATTTACTCACGGTGCCACACCCAGCATTAAACGTCAGCGAAGTAGCAACATCAAACACCGACTGCGGAATATTCCAACCGTTTGCGTAACGGTTCACACATTTTTCTGCGTGCTGAATATCAACCAACCACCGTTCTGCAATCTCTTTGTCTGTGTAAACTTTTCTTTCAATCTTACCGCTTGACGCTTCCGTTGAACCAATACCAACAGTAAGCACATTTGCAGGACACAAATAAGGCTCACGTTTACAACCTTCTGCATCGCCGATAATCTCAAGCCCTTGCTGACTTGTACGAAATTGACTGTGAAAATCTGTATTTAATACCGCAATAATGGCACTGACAGCACAAACCCCACCGCCAACTTTACTTAATGTTTTTATTCGGCTCATCTCTTAATCCTCTCGAGAGTTGTTGTTTACGTATCTGATGCATTTCTTCAAGGTGGCGCATCTCTGCTTTATGCTTTTCTTCAGCTCTTTCTTCTTGGCGTCTTTTTATTTTCCCTTCTCGGCATTTTGAGTACATATTAACTAACGCTGTAACAATCCCTAGAGCCAAACTAATGAACATTAAATTTTGTTGATCGCCTAACCATGCTAACCAACCTGTAAGCCCAGTCCATGCATAGCTCTGCATTCCTGCATCTCTCATAGCATTTTTCATACCTTAGCCCTCTTTTCAGGCAATAAAAAAGCCCAGTCCGTAAAGACTGAGCTTGGTTAAAAAATCTGCTAGAATATTGTTCCCCAACAAATAAACTAGCAGAGGTTTAAAATGATTGACCATAATACAATTATTAATTCTATTCCATATCCTATAAGATCATTTTTTGAAATAGAATCAATGGAGTTTGAAGATAATGAACAATATCAAACAGCAATTAAGGCGTTTATAACAGCTGTAGATATTATAAACTCTCACTGCCACATTAACAAAAAGGTAGTTTTAATTTTTGGTTCGAGACAAATGCAAGTTGACATTGATGGAATACCTTTTTCATACTACATCCCACAACCAGCACTACATCTTCACATAAGAAATTTCATCTATCTTAATGTAGTAGAATCATCTACTCTTTCTTATGAATCTCAAGTAGGGGCATATTTAGAAGAATTAGTTCACGCTTTTATGAATGCTCGCAATGAAGAGCTAACGCATAAAATTGTTGAATTACTGTACCCTTGTGTCAAACACTCGGCTGAATATGGCTTTGTAAAACGTTGAATTTATTCACATCTATACTAGAAGCGATAATTTTACCATTACACTCAAATGGACTTGGAGGATATAAAACATTGACATTATCTCGAAGTGCCTTGAGCAAATACTCTGGCACTTCTTCGCCATTGATTTTAATTTTATCGCCTAATGTAATTTCCATCCCTTCCCCCAAACAAAAAAACCCAAGCATTTCTGCTCAGGGCTGTAAAATTATTTCGCTTTCTCTCGCTTGTACGAGTTGCAAGCATAGCTGAAATATATAACTTTCTGCGCCACCTGTCAATCACTTTTTGAACAATCACGCCAAAAGCCACTTGCAACGCTAGGTCACAAGCGGTCGGTTTTGTTTAAATTTTTGCTTAAAATCTTGCTAATCGTTGTTGATTAAGCTGGGGTAAGACTTGTTCAATAAAAGGGTCAAGCCATACGTTAAATTCGTGTGCGATGTCGTAGGCTTTTCCTGCAATATCGTTTTTAACATAGCGAGGAATGCCTAAATCTTTGTACAGTTTACGATGGAAAACCTCTACTTCTTTTGCAAAAGCTCTTGCTCTTACAAGATATTTGGCGATCCTTACTGCCTCATCATTTGGTGTAGCAATATTCTGTTTTGGCTCATCAATAATCAACTCACCTTCAAGATAAATTTTGTGAACATACTCCACCGCCATTCCGACTTGTTCAGGGGTTAGCTCGTCAATATGCTCAACATTAAAACGCTGATGAATAAGTGAGTAGGCATCAGAATAGATTAAACCTTTTTTACTGACTAAAGCACTGACTGCTTGTCGTAAGCCTGTGCGTTCGTCTGTGGTTGTTTTGCGTTCGGCTTTGCCAAAGTGCCAGTAATTGTAGAGAGCTTCAAAACATTCTTCTTGATACTGAATTACACGATCTTTCAGATCGGGACGAACTTTTTCAGGGTTAATGCTAAATAACCAGCCATTGAGTTTTTTAAGTGGCATACAGATCATTTTTTGTAACCCGCCATTTGTAGGCATAGAGATATCTCTACACCCGAATTTACCACCTGATTTACTTAGCTTTTGCTGTTGTCCGCCCCAGTCTAACCCCATAGCTTCAACGATAGGTTTAACAGCTGTGTAGATAACATCTTCGACTTTGAGAGTGATAAGTTCTGAACCGTAGAAAGAGATTGTTTGAGTTGAAATTTGAGTAGTCATCTGTTTATTCCTTTTGAGAGAAATCCCGATAAATCGGGCGGTCGGCAGCTCAAAACCTGTAAACAGTCAGGCGGAATTATTTCCCTTTCGGGTATTGTATTCTTCGCACTGCCGACCATTGAATTAAATTTGTTACTTTTGTTCTAAAGTTCTTTGGTAACAAACAATAGAAACAAAAAAAATCACGCTGACGGGGTGAATTACCGCTGTTTATAAGGCTTTTGAGACCTTTGGGGTAAATACTACTCTGAAGTTTTGGGGTTGTCAAATAAAAAGCCCACATTCCGAAAAATGTAGGCTTTCTAACCCTAATACTATTTTTTCTTTTTGCCGTTTATCATCTTCATAAAACGGCGTTTTTCTTGCCACTCTCTTGAAAGCAAATCTCTCAAGCGGTAGTTTTCTGCTTTTAGTTCCTCAATTTCTGCTTGTAATTGCTCAATTAGCTCAACTTGTTGCTTTTGTTTTCTGAAGTTAAACATTTGATAACCTTGAATGAAAATCTGAAAACTTACAAATAATCCTTGCTTAGTTATTACTTGTAAACTATAATACACTTGTTTTCGCAATAGGGCGGAAATAAGAAGAGCGGCTTTCACCGCTCAACTAAATATAGGAACTAAGACGATGAAACCGTATCAAATCATCATCTTCTTAATTCTGATTGTGTTAAGCTTACCAGCTTACTAATCAGATAAAGTCCTAGCGGTGGTAGCCGCCACTGCTAGGCAGTTCCTAAACTATACAACCAACGTTTTAAAAAATCAAGTAGGTAACTATGGCAAATTCAATGACTGAACATTCTCGTAAACTTCGCTCTAAAACGGCGAACGAATATAACAAACGTATGCTTGCTGAAGGCAAAGTTAAGCAATTTTCTGTGCGTATGGAAACGCTTATTGCGGACGAATTTGCGTCAGTGCTTGCTGAAATCGGTGGCACAAAAGCCGAAGCCATTAAAAAACTTTGTGAAATTTATCGGCAACATCAGGCGTAGCAATACGCCTGTATCTCTACAAGCGGAAAGAGATTTAGAACAGGATTAAAGATTATTTCTTTTTAGGTTTATCGTATTTTATCATTTCACGATTAGCACCTTTGAGCGTTTTCTTTACTTCTTTGATATTTTGTTCAAGTTCAAGATGTTCTGGAGCGATACCGCTATTTTTAATCATCATATCCCGAACTTCTTTTCCAACTTGCGAAGCAGTGTTTTGTAATGCACTTAATCCTCGGACATTCTTACTTTTTATTCTCTCTGCAGTTTGTGTCACTCTAAACCAGTTACCCGCCAGTTCGGTATTGCCCATAAAATCATATAATGTACCCTTTTCATCAGGCATTTGCTTATAACGTTTCAGTTCAGCCAAACCCATATTGTACATACCACGAAAACCTGCATCTTTAAAAATCCCAAAGTGTTCAGGAAGTAAACCTGCACCTTTAGCAGACGCAGACATAATTTGTTCTCCATCAGCTAATTTTTTGCGGATTTCCAGTCGTTGGATGGCATTGTCGTCAATGGCATTCTGGACTAATTTATCGGCAACTGCGGCTAAAATCGTTTTTGCTTGAGCAACTTGTTCTTTTTTAGAATCGGCGTGCATTGTAACAAGAAAACACGCAAAACGAGAGAGTTTGTAAGTCTTAGTTTCTTTGCCTTGAAAAATAATATCAATTTGAGAGAAGTTCTCCATAATATCAATTTCGAGATTAGCACAAGAAGACATCGCTTTATTAATGACATTCTTAAAACTTGCCCAAGACTCATAACCAAGGTGTAACATAAAATCGTGGGCGTGCCAGTATTTAATACCGTTTTGATGTGCATCATTTTCAAATAATTCTAAGTCAAATTGTTCCGCCATCACATTTTCCTTATAAAAAAAGCCACTGATGTGGCTTTCTGTTGAAACTGGGAATATTTTAAACTGAATTGTGGATGATGTCAAATAAAAATATAGTTTAAACTATTTACACTAAACATAGTTTAAACTATAATAACTTTGTTTTTAGCAAGGGCTAAAAATGAAGAAACCGCCCTTCTGGTGAGCGGTCTCAAAAAAGGAGCTAGGATATGCCTTGGAAGCTAATCATCCTAGTTATCTTGTTGGTGGTAAGCAATTACGCTTACTAGTTAATAGATAACCCTGCGGGGGATATGTGAGAGTGTCCCCCAACGGCTCCTAATATAACAACTTCAGTTTTAAAAATCAACCAAAGGTAGCGAAAATGGCACTAACAAAAAAAGAAATTCAAGAGAAAAGCGATAAAAAACGTGGGGTGCGTATGGTTGGCTTTAAACTCCACGAAGAAGTGATTGCTTTACTAACCGAACTCTCTGAACAATCGGGTCTGTCTAAAACGCAAATTGTTACTCAAGGTATTAAGCTGTTTGCAGAACAAAATAAGGCGTAGCAATACGCCTAAAACTTCAGTCTAATCAATCCCGAACCAAATACCGCTCCTTCCATAAAATCTCGTGCGGTGCGCAATCGCCTATCAAATGTTCTTGGCGCAATTTGCATCTCAAGACAAGTAGATTGCTTATTCTGTCCTTGTAAGAATACCGCCATTAGCACCTGATAGGCTTCTAAATTCAAATCGTGTAATGTCATCACAGCTTCATCTAGCTTAAGATACTGTTCCTCTGACAGCTCATCAATACTATACTTTGTAATTTGAGCAGTCGCCTCACGCATAAAAGATTGTAATGATGGATAACCACGACACCCACGATGAGAAGCCCAACGACGGACCCAAACGAGTAGAATATCGTCAATGCTGATATGTAGTCTAATCATTTCAACTCCTTAATCTTCACCACAACTCGACCATCTTTCACAATTTCAGGAATAAATTCAGACTCACCTTTATCATTTATCCTGACTTCGCCTACTGCTTCAATACTCTCTTTTACAACATATTTCCAACTATCATCTTTCAGTATTTTGGCGTGAGTAAGGCTATCCATAATCACCTTCCAAAGGTTATCTAAATCCCGATCTCGACGATCTGGCAAATACACCCTAACATCAACAGCGACAAGCCCATCAAAAGGCAACTCAGCAAAACAAGCCAATAGAGCCAATTCCCTAAAACGTTTACCTTTGTCGCTAATATAATGCTTACCTTGTCGGGTATGTCTCCAATAATGGTTTACGCTTGGTGGAAATGGCAACGCAATCTCTAATTCTCTGCTCATAACTTTCCCTCTCTGCGTAAAATTGCCTGTGTTCTGAACACACCCTCAGCGTGAGCGTGTCGCACAAACTCTGTTTCCAATTTCCGAGTTCTACGATCGCATTCATCGTGGCAACTACTGCAAGCCCACGCACCGATAATATCATCAGGCTTTTGCCCAACACCATTTAACCCAGCCATTCGATAATGAGCCAGCACACTTGTTTCAGCATTGAAATTACAAACACCTGGTAAGCGTACTTGGCACTCTCTGCCTTTGGCTTCTTTTCTTAAATTGATTTTCACCATAAAAAAATACCTACAATAACCACAAAATGCTTGATTATTTTTATTTTAGGGTTATAATAACTACAACTATTAACCAATAGAGGAGAAAACGTGGATAGTGAAACGATGATAAAACTTCTCAAAAAGAACGGTTGGGAGCTAGATAGCATAGTCGGTAGCCACCACCACTTTGAGAAGAAAAATCAAAAGGGAGCAGGCAAAGTGACTGTTCCCCACCCGAGAAAAGACTTAGGCTTTCTCGAAAAGAAAATCAGAAAACAAGCGGGGCTGTAAAGCCCCCATTATCCACGTTTAACCAATAAGGAGCTTTTATGTTATACCCACTCATTTTTGAACAAGTTTCCGACGGCTATGTCGTTGCTATCCCAGATATTGACGGCTGTTATTCTGCTGGAGATACCCTAGAAGAAACTTATAGCAACGTAAAACAAGCTATAGCACTTCATCTCGAATCTGTCGTCAAAGATGGGGGAGAAATTCCAACGCCTACCGCTATCGAAAACCACAAAAACGACCCTGATTTAGACGGTCATAACGTATTTTTCGGTGTGGTTGATGTCGATTTATCCCACCTAATGGGCAAAGCAGAGAAAATCAACATCACCCTCCCTAGCTATCTCATCAAACGCATTGATGATTTTGTTGCGGTTCACAAAGAGTATAAAAACCGTAGCAACTTCTTAGCTAAAATCGCAGCGGATAAAATCTTAACCGCTTAACGCTTACACCTACGCTTAACCACTAAGCGTAGGTTATTTCATCTCCCAAAAATGCCATCTGTCATTAAAATGCACCCCATTAGAAACACCCCACGAAGTTGCATACTCGATTAAACTTGCCATTCGTTTTACGCTCATTTGAGCCGTACTTTCACGGATATTCACTAATTCGCCTTCCAATCCTGTGACCAAACGAGAGCCTTCTTTCGTTGCTTCAGCGTGGGCAGAAATTAAAATGACCTTCCACGTTTCAAGCGGTAGCCATTCGCCGTTAAATTGCACCTGTCTAGCAATATCGCCACACATTGCGTGAAATTTGGCATTTTGCTCAAGGTTACGAGTGACTGGCTTCACATCAACCACTAACGGCTTTTTCTCGTCCACTGGTAACGCTTTCACAAATTCAAGGGCATTGTTTTTGATTTGCTCAGTGCGTAAAAAGTATTTTTGTTTATGCTCCAAACTCACTTAAAACCCCTAACCTGTTTCAGTAAGCCACCCCAGAAAGCCATCACCTTTTCACTATTGACTGCTTTCACTTCTTCAGGTAATGCCAGTTTGGGTTCTGGTAAAACCTCCCCTGTTTTTAACCGCTTGCTCATCTTGACGAGAGATTTTTTAATCTCATCTTTGAGTTGCTTATCGCTCCATTCACCAGTCCGACAACGCACATATAAATCGGTAATCAAGTAATACTCCGCAGTAGAGACAAACTTAAACTGCTGGATTTCTTCCATACCAAACGCCATAAACGCTTGTAACCGCTTGTAAAGTTTATCCTCATCAGGCAAACCTAACGCTTCGTAGTCCACCGCTTTGCACCACTCCACAAACTCGCCTACGCTTGGCCAGAATGGATTTTTAGATTTTTTCGCTCGCTCAATCCCGTTTTGCAGTTGCTCAATCGTCGTAATTTTTTCGTTCACCAACGTTTCAAGCCAAATCCGTTTTGCTTCACGGTAACTGTCTGCATCAGGAAATGAATTCTTCCACGCAGGAAAAATCGCCCGAAGCTGAATGAATAATTGATTAACGGCTCTAATCGCACCGTCTGGAATTGCCGTTGTCTTTGCTGGCACTTGGTAATTTGGCTCTTGCCCGACAAGGCTTTTCAAGTTCATTGATGCCACGTTTTGCATTAACTTCCCCTTAGCGTGATAGACATACCTTCCGCCCAGTTTCCTTCGTCATCAGGGATAAATGGCTTGGAAGTATTACGAGCGGACGGATTTTGTGGATTTTTTGCAGAAACTCCGTCATTTTGCCAATCCCAACCAGCATTGAACCCACGCCAACCACGCTCAATCGAAATCACAATGGCTTGTTGAATAGGAATTTTGGCTTTGTCCGCCTCACGCTGAAAACCTTTCAACGCAGTTTCAGTGATAGGAGCTTTGAAAGACTTCCGATGAACAATAAAATCTTTTGCCAGTTGTTCGGTAATCCCAAACTGCTCAAGCAACATCAACGTTTCAGATTTTTTCTCGCACGCGTTAACACCCGTTAGGGTGTTATTTTTGGTATTGTTATTTTGTTTAGTGGTATTTTGTGTGTGAGCTGAGTTCACAGGTACTTGTGAACTTACTTCACAGGTCGAGTGAGCTGAGCTCACAGGTGAACTTACTTCACAGGTCGGAATTTTGTCGAAATTAACCGAAAAAACATTCATTCCACGATACCCTTTAGACTTAGTTAAAAGCCCCATTTCCACCAATTTGTCACAAGCATCAATGACACCACGATTACTTAAATTACATTTTTCCATCATTTGAGAAATAGAAACGGCATCTTTTTGCTTATTCCAGCCCGTTGTTTGCCTAACAACAAGCATATAACACTTAAATTCAGCCCCACTTAACACGCTCATTAATTCATCAACAACCGCATTTGGCACTTGAAATGAATTTGGAATAAATTTACTCATAGTCCTAACTCCGAAGCATAACGTTGTGCTATCCACTCAATACCTTTGCCAGTAACACGGGTTTGCGTAAAATTATGTCCGTGTTCTGCTGTACCTGTTTTCACAGTAAACAGCTCTTTTGAATGAACGGTTTGATACGGCAATAGATTGCCAGATTGACGATACAACACACGATCACGCTCTAAACATTCAATCATTCGCTTTTCAGGGAAATTTAAAATCTTGGCGGTTTCACGCAGGGATTTGCTCGTACCGACTTCGACATAGTGATCGACAAAATCCGCTTTCGGTTTCATTGTTTGGTTTTCGAGTAACAAGGTTTGCTTTTCTTCTTCACTTTCAACTAATGCCTTAAGAGCTTGAAGATAGTTGCTCGGTAATTTCTGTTGATTTTCTAACTCTTCCAAACTTTTGAACGTTCCCGAAAAATCGGGAGCGTTCAAATTCAGCTCATCTAGCATTTTGCGAATGTCTGCCATCACGTGGTCGTGGCGTTTTCCACAAATATCCGCAATCTCCCGACTACTCATCGTTAGGGTTGCATTTTCTCTCTGATTAGTAGATAATAACTCTGTTTTCATAAACATTATCTCCCTTTGATATACCCACGTTCCAGCGTGGGTTTTTATTTTCCAATAGCATGAACGCCCTTCTCTGCAAATAGCTTGAGGGCATCCAGTTCACTGTTTGTCAAACGATTCAAACCTTTCTCTGATACCTCCAATTCTAAAAAATCAAGGTAAGCACAGAATTTGTCTAAATGTTCTGCTTTGAAACGGCAAATCGTTGAGGCATCAACCCCAACATATTCTGCCGCTTGAGCATCTTTCGTCTCTGATGCCTTCTGTCTGATTAAGTCCGCATTCTTCATTGCAGACTTGCTTAATTCATTGCGTGCCATTGCGCACTCCTTTGGGTAAATTAACTGCCAACAGGGAAAACGTCGTCTAAAGAACAAGCAACACCGTGTTCATTAAGTACTCGCACAATCTTTTTTGCTGTACTAAGTGAGGGCTCTCTCAAGCCAGTTTCGTAATGACCAAAAGCACCTTGAGTTTTATTGATCAATTTAGCGATTTCGACTTGAGTAAGGTTGGCAGCTTTTCTGAACTCAGAAATTCTGTTCATTTTTAGCTCCTGTATTAAAAATGCATTAATAATACATAATGTATTTTATAAAGTCAAAATAAAATACTTTTTGTATTTTGAATATTTAATACGGTAAGTAATAATTAGTTAATTTTTGTTCAGGTGGGTGTAGTATGAAAAAACAATGGAACCAATATGTACGTGAAAAAATGCAAGAGCAAAATCTAAGACAAGATGATATTGCAGAATCAATGGGGAAGACTCAGGGAGCTATTGGTCATTGGCTTACAGGAAGAAGAATGCCTAATGTAAATGAAGTTGCTCAAATGATAAATCTAACAGGAGTGAATAAGGTTATCTTAAATGGTGATGGTACTATTGAGGATTTCGATCCAAATATAACCCCAACTTCTGTAAAAAAATCTCGAGCTTATCCTCTTGTTAGCTCTATTCAAGCTGGTATGTGGACAGAAACTTATGATTTCAGAGACTCAGAAGGCTATGACTATATCGACACAGAAATTGATGCTGGTCCAGATGCATTCTTCTTACGAGTGTCAGGAATGTCTATGGAGCCTAAATTCAGCGAAGGGGATTTAGTGCTGATCGATGTCAGAAAACGCCCACATCCTGGCGATTTTGTTGCAGCAGTAAATGGCAATGGCGAAGCGACCTTAAAACGTTATCGTGAGCTTGGAGAGTTATCACCATCAGGCAATCCACATTTTGAGCTAGTGCCATTAAATCAAGATTTCCCAACGCTTAGCTCAATGAAACAAGATATTCGTATTATAGGAGTGGCGGTTGAGCATAGGAGTTATTTGTAGCAACTGTTGAATTTTATTGAGTAAATAGGCGAGTTCGCCATAATTAAAACGGGAGAATGGTATGGTTCCTAATGATGTAATAATCGTACAAGAGACAGAAATTCGGGTTACAGAACGAAATGGCGAAGACTATATCAGCCTAACAGATATGTGCAAAGCCTTTGGTGATGGTGATCAACTCATCAAAAACTGGCTACAAAACAAAAACACCATTGAATTTTTGCAAGTTTGGGAAGAGATTAACAACCCAAATTTTAATTTGGTGGAATTACACCAAATTAAAAATAACATCGGCTTAAACCGCTTTGTAATGTCTGTCAAAAAGTGGTCAGCAACAAATGCTATCGGCTTAATCGCTAAAACGGGGCGTTATGGCAGCGGTACTTATGCTCATAAGGATATTGCCCTTGAATTTGGCTCTTGGCTCAGCCCAGAGTTTAAACTCTATCTCATCAAAGAGTTCCAACGTCTCAAACAAAAAGAAGCCCAAGAAAACAAAACGGAATGGAATGTTAAACGTATTCTAAGCAAAGCTAATTACCGCATTCATACCGATGCTATTCAAGCACATCTTATTCCCAGATTACTGAACAGCACACAACCAATATTTGTGTATTCTGCGGAAGCCGATATTCTAAACCAAGCTATGTTCGGTTTAACCGCCAAACAATGGCGTGAGCAAAATCCGACATTAAAAGGCAACATTCGAGATTATGCCAGCGTTGAGCAACTTACGGTATTAGCCGCTCTAGAAAGCCAAAATGCACTACTCATAGAGCAAGGTGTCTCACAAAAAGAGCGACTTACTATTTTAAACCGTCTAGCCATTCAACAAATGCAATCCTTATTAAAATCAAAATCGCTTGAACCATTAAAAGATAAGCCGTTGTTGATTGAAGATGAAAAAAGTTAAGCATCGGAGTTATTTGTAGCCAGCAGTTGAATTTTATTGGATAACAAACACCAAACTATATTAAAGGAACATAGAATGAGCAGAAAACGAGAACGTAAAATCACTCGGACAGAGTATATTACCATTTCTTATGATGCAAACGATCCTAAGCTGAAAGAACATAAACTCAGTGCGAAAGAACTTGGGCAAGCGATCATAGCTATGCAAGAGCTAATTGAAAAATCCGACAGATTGTTAAACCCTGGTCGTCGTAAAAGTGTCGGCGTTTTTGTAAAAACCCCAGCACAAGCGGGATCACTTGAAGTTGTTTTCGGGATAGATTACTACAATATGGCTAGCCAAGTCATTGATGTTCTGCCTTATCTTGGCATAGGTTATGGAACAGCCAAAGTTACAGACTCGTTATTTAAAGCCATTGAAGAAACTCAAGGTAAAACCGTGATCGCTGTCCACACCGAAGACAACTCAGATAATATTACTCTACATATTGATGGGCAGGAGATTACCAAAGACAAAAATGTGGCAAAATTACTGGGCAATAAAGAAATTCGTGAGAATGTCCAACAGCTTCTTTCCCCAGTACTCGAAAAAGCTAACCCAACATTCCGAATTTTTGAAGGAGATGGTGAAAAACCAGAGGGAGAAGAAACTCGTAAACAACTCACCGTACTGAATGCACCACAAATCGAAACCGTCAAGAAAATGGAGATGGATTCAAGCCAAGAACCTGAACCGCCATTCGACACCACAATCTCGCTAACTACGGTAAGTTTCAAAGGTAAGAAAGGCTGGGAAATGAACTATCAAAATAAGAATATCCCCGTTGAAATTATAGATGAAGCCTTTATTGCCAAGATCAACGAAGATATTGCTAGTTTTCAAAAGGGCGATTTATTTACCGTAACGATGCAAAAAACCGTAAATCAATTTGGTGAACAGGCAAAAGAGAGCTACACTATCATCAAAGTGAAGCATCATCTTGCGCGATCAGAAAGAAGGCTTGTATCAGAAAATGGGGAATCTAAATAACTTATTCCTTGAGCACATCAACAGCATTATGCTCTTTTTAGGGGTCATTTTATGCACCCCCATTTTCACACGTCTTATCAAAATTATCGCTTTTTATGTAAATGAATGGCGACACCCGGAACATATTGTTGAAATTGCACATTACCATAATGGTAAGCTACAAGGTACAAAACAAATCAAAATTTCGATGAAATCATCTCTTATTGACCAGCTTGAGGCTATTAAAAAAGATGAGGTTGCTGATGTCAGAAAATAGCTGTGTGACTAAACCCTTTTCAATGTTGGAATATGGCTCTTATACCGCTGGTATTGGATTGATACTCTCTATAATCATTCGTTTTTTTATAGCACCTAACTATCCCGAATATGTAGAAATTGCAAATCTTATTGCCCCAGTACTTACTCCTGTATTAAGTTGGGGTATAGCTCTCGCTGTAGGACAATTTGGCACAACGCCTACGATCTTAAGGATGCAAAAAAATATTGGAAGCAGTATTAAGGACTTAAAAACAAAAATCCAAGAAAATGCTGAACTCTTGCCAGAGAAAGAGCTTAAAAAGCTTAAAACACGATTAGCTCGACATATTGATGCAAAATCTTTAATCGGGGTATCTATTCACAATGAACAAGACCTGCTCAACTATCTCAATAAAACAGAGTAATACTCAAAACGCCCATCTTGGCAGTTTTTCTTTTACCCAAAATCTGCTACTAACTACTCCATACTACTACTAACTAACCCCACCTAACACTCACTACAAGCGGTAACATTTCATCATTTTTTTTGCAAAAACATCTTCCTGACAACAAGAAAATGATTAAAAAACAAGCAATTAAACACGCTTCACAAAATTTCTTTTCCTTTAAAATCAAGCCATTAAATACATTTTGTATTTTTTATTACGAAAAATAATACATTTGGTATTTACTTATAAAATACATAGTGTATTATACACCCATCAAAACGAGCTACGGCTCAATGCTCTTTAAAAATTCAGACAAAAACACCTCAAGCGGTCAATAAGTGCAGTTGCTTAAACTAGCGGATTAAAAGCCCCGCTGGCTGATTGAACGTTTAGTCTTATGTGAAAAACTGCCGTGACGGCAGATTGGCAACAGAACCATTGAGGTGACGACTAACCCACTATCGCCAAGTTTGCCAGTGAGTGGAACGGATAGTGGGGACAGAACCACATTTTTTGGTCTGTTTTTTAGTTGGTGAACAATGAAAAAGCAACAGACAGCAAACGTTAGCTAAAAACGTGACAGCTCGGAGAGACGGCTGACCATCTCGTTGAACTCAACGAAATGGCTATCGAGGCTTAGCGTTGAGCCAGCGTAGCAAATCAACGCACCATTCAAAACCGCATTTAGAGATCCGCTAAAGGTCTGGGTAATAGCGCTGTTACCAAATCAAGGATAACTAAGCCAGAACTAAGTGCGGTTTTGAATGGCAACAAACAAAAGTGTATGCGGTAAGCACTTAAAACACCCGCAATCATAATGATGATCCGTTAGCCCACTGTAACAGGTGGGTGTTTTTCAATAAAGGAATAAAAATGACCTTAAAAAAATGTTTACTTCTCCTGTTGCTTATCAACCTTAACCCTATTGGCTTGTGGTTGAATAGCTTTGCATTTAACAATTTTTTCAATGATCAACCCCATTATCTCCAAGAAGATAAAAAAGCCTTGCCAGAATGCAGTAGCAGCAGTCAAATAGAATAAATAAACAAGAGCATAAGAAGGTAATGCTGGCAATGGACGTGCTTCTAAGCCGTATTTAAAGCTTAAAGGCAAGTACAACCAACAAAGAATAAACGATAAGCACCAAGTTGTAATACGCATAATAATATGGTCGAAATGTTCTTTTAAGAGAGAAAAAAGAGATGCAATCAACGCTTCCCACAGACTGAAATCTCCTTTTTTGAAGTTAAATTGTTGCTGTCACCTCCAATTATAACAGAGATTAAGGGGATTTCAGTCTGTGGGATTGACAACCGCCCCCTTTCGGATTAAGATTTTTTTCATCGGGGAGAGATAGGTGTAATACAAGACCTGTAAAGGAAATAAGCCCATACAGAAGCAGAAAATAGAGAAAGCTAACCGCGTTTCTCATCGGGTCTGCCAGAGTAAGTTGATCCCCGATATAAAATTTAATTTGACAAAAACCGCCCCTTCGGATTAAGATAACCGCACTACTAAATACAAGTCGGTTTATTCGCTCCGATACAAAGCGGTTTTTTTGTACCTAAATTTTACAAAAACCTAATTCATCAGATCTGATGAATTCAATGATCGGGTCGAGAGAACCTAATAAAACACCCTCGTGGAAATAAGTTCCGCCGTACTTGTATTCGGTAGTTGAAGCCCGATCAACCCTACTAAGGTTGATCGAATTACTAACTAAAAATACAAGGTACAGAAAATGTCAAACTTAACCATTCTTAATACAGAAATCCGCCAAATCGACAACTTATTCAACTTAAACGAATTACACCGTCTAAGTGGTGGAGAAATAAAACATCAACCAAATTTTTTCACTCGTCTCGATACAACAAAAGAGCTTATTTGCGAAATCAAGGAACAAGACCCAACAGCAACACCGCTTAGAGTATTGCGTGGCACACAAGGCGGAACATTCGCTTGTGAAGAGCTTGTTATCGCTTACGCAATGTGGATCAGCCCAAAATTCCACTTGGTCGTATTAAGAGCGTTTCTCGCAATGCATAAAGGCGAATTGCAAAATTCTGCACAAATCGCACCGCTTACAATTACCCCAGAGCAACAACGAGCTATACAGGAAGCGGTACAACAGGCTCACTATCGAACAGGATTACACTGGCAAGAAATCTACTCTCGGCTCAAAAGCACTTTTAACGTAGCGAAGTATGACCAACTACCGCAAACAATGTTTGAACACGTTATCAACTTCTTAAACACACTCGGCAATCAATACCGCCCGATTGACCGCAGTAAAAAAGACATCACCATTGCAGGTTTAGATGCAGAACAAATTGCCAAATACCTAGTAAGAGCCAGAGCCTTTGCAAAAGAAGTAGAAGTATTCCATCGTAAACTGTACGAAGATTTAGGTATTTCTCGCTATGTTAAAAACGATATTGCAGGAAAAGCCTACGACATCGCACACGAGTTTAACGTATGGATTGACCCTTTTATTGAACAAGCATTACCACAGCTTAATCAACAACGATTAGCAAGATTTTAACCACAACCAACCGCTTGTAACCCAAGCGGTTTTTTTATACCCAAAGGAAATGTTATGAGCATAGCAACCCTAATAAATAAAGTTTTTGGAAGATTAACCGTTATAGAGAAAACGGATAAAAGAACAAGTTCAGGACATACAATTTACAGATGTAAATGCCTATGTGGAAATGAAAAAATAACTAGCTCTTATCTATTAAAGTCAGGAAAAGTCAAATCCTGTGGGTGCTTAAGAAAAGATGTGCCAAATAGGTTTTCTCATTTAATGAGTTATTCACGAGAATTTAAAATTTGGAGCGAAATGAAGAAACGTTGTTATAACAAAAATCATAAAAGCTATGATTATTATGGCGGACGAGGAATTCTTGTTTGCAAACAATGGGAAAGTTTTGAAGTTTTTTTTAATGATATGGGAAGTTGCCCAAAAGGGTTCACTCTAGATCGAATTGATTGTAATAAAAATTATGAACCATCTAATTGTAGATGGGCTAGTCGCAAAGAACAATCAAGAAATAAAAGAAATAATCGTTTAATTACATTTCAAGGTAAAACAATGTGTATTGCAGAATGGGCAGAACAAATTGGTTTAAAACGAGACACACTAAAACGACGAATTTATTTAGGGTGGTCTATTGAAAGAGCTTTAACAGAAGGAGTGAACGTATGAGCGTGACAATTCTTATCTTAGGCGAATCTGGAACAGGTAAATCCACCAGTTTACGCAATCTTGATCCGACAAAGACACTTCTTATTCAATCCATCGGAAAACCATTACCTTTCAGAGCGAAAGAATGGCAACTTATCACTAAAGATAATCTTACAGGTTCAATCTTTATTTGTGATAACGCTGAAACCATTTGCAAAGCGATCGCCAGAACCGACCGAGAAATCATCATTATTGATGACTACCAATACATTATGGCAAATGAATTTATGCGAAGAGCCAAAGAAAAAGGTTATGACAAATTTACCGATATTGGAGAAAGAGCGTGGGCAGTATTCAACCAAGCACTAAATCTGCCAATGAACAAACGTGTTTATATTTTGGCTCACACAGAAACAGATCCTTTTGGCAAAACCAAAATTAAAACCATCGGCAAAATGTTAGATGAAAAAATTACCCTTGAAGGTATGGTAACAATTTGCCTACGCACGCACGTTAATGACGGGCAATATCAGTTTTCCACTCAAAATAACGGTTCTGACACCGTAAAAAGCCCAATGGGATTATTTGAAACACAATTTATCGACAACGATTTAAAACTCGTAGATGACAAAATCTGCGACTACTACGGTATTCATAAAACACAGGAGCAATAAGATGACCCAACCTATTTTCACTTACAACCAAGAGCAAGCCGTTAAAGCAGGTAATTCAGCATTTATCAGCGAAACAGGGGCTTATAACTGCAAAATCATCAGTGCGGAATACGTCCAATCTCAAGGCGGTGCGTTATCCCTTGAATTTAGCGTAGAAACGCAAGAGGGGTTAAAAGGCAATTATCTCTCTGTCTATTATCAAGGTAAAGACGGACAACCACTGCAAGGCGGTCAAAATATGATACAGGCAATTATGGGCTGTACTGGTGTTCAAGCATTAACACAACAATTCAAAGACAACAGAGCCTATGCCCCTGAATTAAGCGGTAAGTATGTAGGCTTGATGTTGCAAAAAGTCTTACGCACCAAACAAAACGGCTCAGATACCTACGGATTTAGTATTCTCTGCCCATACTTCATAAAAACCAAAAAAACCTTATCAGAACACATCGAAAATAAACCAGCAGAACGTATTCAATGGCTTGTTGAGCATACGAAAGATAAGGACGAACGGGACAAACAACAAAACCAACAACAAGGCTACCAAGCCCAACATCAATTCTACGGACAACAGGCAACACCGCCTAACTCACCGCAACAGCCTCCAGTAGATAACTTTGATGATGATATTCCGTTTTGAGTTGATTGATAGCAACGCCCTCGATTTTGAGGGCGTTTACACCAGCAATTCTTGCTCGTGATGATTTTAACGTTAAATCGTTGGAACACTTACAAAAAGCCCCTAATCGTATCCGCCAAGCGGTTACTGTTTCCACCGCAAAATCGCTCATTGACTATGTTAATAAATTCAAAATTGTTGGTACATCAATTTTCAGTGATTTAGATACATTAAATGTTAAGGCTATTTTTGATTATCACGCAAATCCAAGTGAGGCGCGTTGGGGCGATCATACTGCCAGCTATACTTGCCCATATTCAAAAGATTGGAAGGCTTGGATTAACAAAAATAAAAGTGTAATGGGGCAAATTGAGTTTGCTCAATTTATTGAAAACAATATCCATTGTGTAGCAAGTGAAGGTAATGTAGTAAGCGGTACTGAATTACTGGCAATGGTGCTTTCTTTTGGAGAAACTCGCAAATCTGAGTTTAAATCGGTGCAGCGTTTACAAGATGGCACAATGTCATTTTCATTCACAGATGAGAAAAGTGGTAGTGGTAAAACCCGTTTACCGGAAGAAATTGTGTTAGGTTTACAACCATTCCATAACGGCGATTACTATCAAATTAAAGCACGTATTCGTTATCGTATTAAAGATGGACTATTAAGTTTATGGTATGAACTCATCAATCCTGAAAAAGTGATTGAAGATGCTTTCAACACGATGCTTGAAAATTTAAAAGCTAATATTCCTGATGTTGATTTTTATGAGGGATATTTAGAGTAATTTTCTTGGCATCAAATTAAATTAACTAACCGCTTACTTGTAACAATGTAAGCGGTTTTTATTGCCAAAAAGAACCGTTATGAAAACACTCAATCCTTTCAAACTGCGTAAGCAGTTAAATTATTATGTAACGCTCTGCTCACGGCAAGCCCTTGCCCTTATTCGAGCAAACGAACACGTTTCAGAACTTATCGCACAGAATTTCAAGCAACAGCAAGAACTAGAACAAATCAAAGCCAAAGCAGAAAGCCTAGCCAAAGCGTTAGAGTTTGAGCAATTTCAGGTCCGACGCTACGAAGAAATTGAAAAAGTCGTAACACACGGGCAAGGGTTTAATATTTAATAGGAGAAACAAAATGATTTCAGAACAAGACAAACAGAAAATCTTTAATGGTGCCTATGGAGTTAGCCGTAAAGGTTATAAATGTAAGTTTGTTGGTCTTATCAATGGAGCACACTCTTATACACATATGTTCGTTTATTTTAATACAAAAGGACTTATCTTTAATACTGAACATCTAAATGAAGATTTTAAATATCATACTGAATTTGAATCACCAGAAGATGTTGTAGGTTTATGGGAAGATAAACCAGAACCATTTGATTTAAATAAAGCATTAAATAATGAACCAGTGATGACAAGAGAAGGTAATAAAGCATATATCAAATATTGTCTACCTGAAGAATATAAAAATGGTTTTCCTCTTGGTGGTTATATTATTAATTCTAAGGCTAGTATAAATCATTACAGTTGGTCTTTAACAGGTAAAGCTGTGGAAATTGAATGTAACCATCCTCAAGATATCATTGGTATGTGGCAAGACTCAGAACCAGAAAGTGTTAAATCTATTCGTAACTTACCTGCATCTTTAACAAAGCCTCAAGATGGTATGTATTATCTTAATGAATGTGGTGTTTATCCATCTGCTTATGGTAAAGAAATGGATATTAATATCTTCAACCAACGAGTATATTTTGCATCAGAACAAGATGGAAGAGATTGGTTCAATGCAATGAAAAATCATAAATAAGGGAATATAAAATGATTAATGAATCAAATAAAGAAGCTATCCTTAATGGTGCTTGTGGAATTAGTAGGGGTGGGCATAAATGTAGATATATTGGTAAGAGTGGTAATTCTGAATTTCCATACCAAATTGTTTATTATACACCGAATGACATAATAAGAGATATTGCTAATCTTTCAGAACAATTCAGATATTTAAAGAATTCTGAGGATGGGCTTGATGTAATTGGTCTGTGGGAAAATCACGTAGAACCTCTTAATTTAGAAAAAGCATTACAAGGTGCACCAGTATTATTACGAAACGGTAATAAAGCCTATATTAAATTTCTTATGCCTAAAGAATATAAAGGTTCATCTTCCCTTGCAGGGTATGTAATAGATAATGAATGCTCTGAACAAGTATATACTTTAAGTTGGCATTTGAACGGTAAGGCAACTAAAGAAGAGAGTAACCATCATCTTGATATTATCGGAATGTATAAAGAGTCTGAACCAGAGACAAATAAGGTAACATTAACATTGCCTTGCCCATTAAAAAAACCAAGAGATGATATGTGGTTTATATCTCTTTGGAAAGAAGTGTCTAAATCTAGTTATAATAAAAATACCCCATTAAAAGAGTTTGAAAAAAATATTTATTTTGGTTCAGAAGCAGACGCTCAAGCGTGGCTTGATGCAATGGAAAATAATCGCAAATAAGGACTAAATATGGGATTAAAACTATCAAAGGAACTTTATAAAAACAAAGGTATTGTTTACCAAGAAATATATGTAAATTATCCTATTTATGTATTCGATACTGATTTCCATGCACAAGTTCACGGAGTATTACTATGGGACGGTGTAAACATCTTAGCAGTACCATCTTATATATTTGAAACTTTTAAAAAATTGGAAAATTAAAATGATTAGTGAAACAGATAAACAACAAATTCTTAACGGAAAATTGGCTATTAGCCGTGATGGCACTAAATGTAAATATATAGGGTTATCTTCGCATTATCTATTTCCTTATATGTTTATGTATCTGAATGAAGAAGACCGTATCATTAGTGCTTACCTCGTAACTTCAGAATTTACTTTTTGTACTGATGGGGAACAAGGATACGATATTATCGGTCTTTGGAAAAATAAAGAACAACCTTTTAACTTAGATAAAGCCTTAGAAGGACATCCAGTTAAATTGAGGAATGGTCTTAAAGCATATGTAAAATATTGCTTACCTCCTGATTTTAATGGTATTTATCCTGTTCAAGGATATATCATTAAACCAGGTCATACTCCTAATATGGAAATACAACGTTGGAATTTAAAAGGTAAATACTGGACAACTGATTCTTGCGAAGAACTATTTCCATACGATATTATTAGTATGTGGGAAGAAGATGAACCAGAGGCAGATAAGGATAGTTAAATATGTTAGAAACGTTCATTCATTGGTTCACAGTAGGAATAGGCTTAGTTATAGGAATATTATCAGCAGTAGCTGGAATATGGTTGGTTGTTATGTTATTTGCTATCATATTTGTAGTAATAGCTGATTACTTCTATGACAGATACCATAAAGAAGAAAAATAATATGTTTACAGAAGAAAAGAGAAAGAAAATCTTAGACGGAGCTTATTGTGTTACGAGAGCAGGTAAAAAAGCTAAATTAATATATACATCAAATTATGGTGAGAAACTTTCTCATTTATTTATTATCTTAGATAATGAGTTAAAAATGGATTACCCTGTAAGATTAAATTATAATTTTAAATTTAATGATACGTATGAATCTATCTTTGACATTATTGATTTATGGACTAACCATTTATATGTAAATAATCACTAAAGGAATTTCAAATGATTATAGAAAGTAATTGGATTGATATTGATTCTACAAACAAACAAAAAATTCCTTTATTAACCCCTTTATATATAAAAACAAGAAATTATGGAATTTATGTTGGATTTTTAGGTACATTTCCAGCAAAAGATAATTTTGATTATATAGATGAAGATGGTAATAAATTTATTTATAAATGGGATGTTCCAGAAATATCTTCTACACTTCCATTTAATGAAGTAGAATCGTATTCACTAGTACCCATAATTAGTGATGTAAATCAAGAATTTAATTGGATTAGCGTTGATGAAGCTCTTCCAGAGTCCCAAGGATATTACTTGGTCTTTTGTCCTTATTGGGAAAACAAGGTATGCAGTGTGCAATTCGATTTAGCTTTGGGAGATTTTTTAGAGTTTTCTGATGAAATTACCCACTGGCAACCACTCCCACCTATCCCAACAAAATAACCAACACAGCCTACAAATGTGGGCTTTTTAATTAACAAAATCAGACCGCTCTTTATGGGCGGTTTTCTTTTGATATTGACAACCGCCAACATTTTAACCGAAAAGACAACATACAGTCTTTTTTAAACTTAAGTTTTGTTATATCATATTTTCACTTGTCAAGCTCTTGACAAATTCAAAAGCCTTATCATTCGGTAAAAGTTACTGATTTTTAAGGTATTTTTTCTGCACCCAAACCGTTATTTTGAGAAATGTTTATGGCTTATTCCTCGTTATCTGTTGCAAATGCCTTCATTGAGCTTGCCCAAAATGAAGGAAAAGAACTAACAAATATGCAATTGCAAAAACTCGTTTTTTTTGCTCATGGCTATACATTGGCTTTTCTAGATAGACCACTTACGAGTGATGAAGCAAAAGCATGGACTTTTGGACCCGTGTATTCAGTTTTATATAATACTCTTAAATTTTATGGAAAAAATCCTGTCCCAGAGTCATTACCAGGAATTCCTGAAATAATAAAAGATTCTGATGAAAATCAAATTATTGAAAGTGTTTGGAATGCTTATAAACACCATACAGCATACCAACTCTCAGATATTTCACATAATACAGGCTCACCTTGGGATCAAGTTTGGCAAAACGATAAATTTGGCAAAATTCCAGATAATATTACTCGAGAATATTATAAGAGACTTATCTAATGAATCGTTTTAATGTCAAGCCTGAACAAGCTAGAGCTAGAAATGAGGAAAACCCTTTAAATCGTATTATTGATGGTTCAGAAGACTTAGAAGAAATTGAAAAAGCTTATAAACTACTTGAGAAACAAAATAATAATGAACTACATGGTATTCGTAAAAAGCATTTAAAACAGCTATTCATTTTGACCTGTGTTTGGTCTAGCCTTGTGGCTTTCGTATTAATATCAAATGGTTTAAAACGCTTATGGTGGTTTCCAACACCTCCCTGTTTAGAAGCATTAAAATTTGAACTAGATAGTTCTGTTATGATTGCCTTTATTACATCAACTACAGCTACTATAATTGGTTTATACACTATTGCAGCCTATTGGCTTTTCAAGAAAAAAGAATAATTTGACAAAAAAGGGCATTACGCCCCTTTCTGATTAAATAACTCAACCGCTTGCACAATCACCTGCGTTTGTGAAATACCGTGTTGCTCGGCAAGGCGTTCAATAAGCTCAATCGTTTCTTGATGAAGTTTAAAGCCTTTGAGCTTAACACCACGCTTAGCTTCGCTTCTTGCTTGCAGTTCCTGAAGAGTTAAACCAGATTTTGGGCGACCACGAGAGCGTTTTTCAGTTTGCATAGAAATTCCTTGTTGATCTTTTAAGCCAAAAGGCTTATAGTTGGAGCCGTCAGGGGGACATCCGACCTTCCCCCTTCGGGAGTTACCTTAAACTACAGTACCTGAACAACAGGTTAGTAATACTACGGTAACTAGGATTAGAACTCTGAAAATCTTCATATCCTAGCTCCATTTAGTAGCCCAGTGAAAGCTGGGCTTCTCATTTTCAGAACCATTCCGAAAACAAATATATTTTAGGTTAAACTAAATAAATAATCAAGACCTTATTCAAGGTTAAACTAAAATAATTGATATTTTTATGTTTGACAACCGCCCCCTTCGGATTAAGATTTAACCAAACCCAAGCCGTACCTTTACGGCTTTTTTTGTGTCTGAAATTCAAAGGAAAACAAAATGAAAACAGTCAAAGCAAAACTAACTGAATTAAAAAACCTAATAAATAAAAAAATTAATAAAGAGTATGAATGGCTAGGAGAAGTCAAATCACCAGAAATCATCAAAGAAATAGAAAAATTGTATCCATTAATTGATAAGCTGGGAAATGCAAATACTACGATTGAAGTATCTTATACAAAATATCATTTATTGCGACTAATAAATAAAGCAACTCGTATAATTAATAAAGAACGAGAAACTAGAGTATGGAGTAAGCAAGATACAAATATATTTATTATTTCCCTAATTAGATTAAAGAAATTCATAAAGGAGATGTACCTCATCGAAGTTGAAGGAAATTTACGCAGTGACGAAGAATTAAGTGCACTATCTGCGGATATTTCAAAAGTCAAAGCTAATTTAAAAGAGCACATTGAATTAGAAGAAAAACTTAAAAAAGATAAAGTAGAATTTGATAAATTAAAAAACTCGCTTATTAATTTACAAACATCTTATGAAGAAGCAAAAGACCAAGCTTCTGATATGGCTAAATGGCATGAAAAAATATCCCCACTCAATGATGAAATAGATGAATTTGCAGAAACTGCCAAAAATAACCTTACAAAAATCACCACCCTTGCAACCACTGCCGAAAATGCAAAACCCAAAATAGAGCAATACCATAAGGAGATTGAAGAAATGATTAAATTATTCAATAAACAGAAAGAAGATATTCAAAAAATTATTGAAGATGCCAATCGAGCCAGCATGGCGGGTTCTTTCAAAAAACAAATGGACGACATTAACTCAAAAATGAAATGGGCGGACGGCTTTTTAATTGGAGCTCTTATTATTACCGCAGTCATTTCATTATGGGGATTTAATTCAAGTTTAATTACTCAAACCTTACCAGAAGGGCAAATTCACACACAATTTGATTGGGTGCAATTTTTTGCCAAATCAGCTATATCCTTGCCATTCTTAATTGTCGCTTGGATTAAATCGAAAGAACGGGCCTATTTATTCCGTTTGCGTGAAGATTATGGTTACAAATATTCTTCTGCAATGGCATTTGAAGGCTATCGTAAACAAGTACAAGAGCAGTCCCCTGAATTAGAAGAACAATTATTACAAATTGCGGTCGATAATTTAGGCTCAAATCCAACAAAAGTGTTTGAGCGAGACTTAAAATCTACCCCTCTTGAAACCATTATAGATGGTGTAGGGAAACGCCTAGATAAAGCGATTGATGGAATTAAAGGACAAGTTAAAGATATTCCACAAAAAACAAAAGACTTGATTGATGAGTAGTTCCTATTGACAAAAACCGCCCCTTCGGATTAAGATTTAACCAAACCCAAGCCGTACCTTTACGGCTTTTTTTGCGCCTAAAATTTGGAGAATTATAATGAACTTACCCGACGATTATTTTTTAGATGCTGATGATGAAATGCTTGAATATTTAGAAAAACAAGCCTTACAGAGTTATGACGATGTAAAAAAATCAAACGAAAACAATCGGGAAAAAGCCTACCGCCTATTAAATTATCTGCTTTTGGGTATTGGTTCTATCTCATTACTGCTAATAAACAGCATTGATAAAATACATCCCATTATTATTGTCAATGCCATTTTACTAATGGCGGGTTGGACAATATCCGCATTTATGCTAACTCATTATGTTTTATTAAGTAAAATACGACAAATGGGAACAAACATTCCACAAAATCTTTATAACGAATCATTCAAAAACAGCCAAGATAAAAATAAACTTGGCATACTAAGACGCTATGAATTACATAACATCAACCAAGCTATTTTAGCTTTGCTTAATACCAATGCTATATATCGGAAATATACTGATAGAGCGATTATGACTGCTATCAGCTTGCCGATCTTATTAATGGTGATTAGTTCAAGTTTACTACATTATTTACCCTAATTATTTCTTCTTAGGAATATCTACACTATCACCTACAAACACTGGATCTGGCTTCTTATAAGCAGGCTGCTGAGGTTTAGATGGGGTTGGTTGTGGTTTTGGTTGAGATGGCTTTTGATTAGACATAATAAATCCTAATTTATACGTTGTGGTTGTACAAATTATAATCCTTATGCGTTGTGGTAACAAGTAAGGCGAGCTAGCCCCTCGCTAAAAGGGCTATTGACACCCACCGCCCTTTGATTTAGGATATACCCACTTTCAACAGAAAGTCGGGATTTGCAGCCTGAACTTGAATTAGAGCGGTGAAAAATAATAGTCGCTCAAAGCGGCTTTTTTTATAGCCGAAAATCAGAAAATCAAAGGAGCCGTCAAATTGACGGGACCTTTTAAAACTTCAAAAGGGTACATCAATTTGATACCCCCCTTTGAAAGTTGTCAATGATGGACTGATTGAGAGGATCGAAAGATCCGCCGATTACTCTAATTCTCGGTACTGCAAATCTCAGTCAGTTCATCACCAGTATTTGCAGACTAGTGATGAGTTTTTAAAACTTTGAATTAGAGAATATTAAAATGACAACTTTAACTTTTCAAAACACTACTCTTTCGGTTATCAATAAAAACAACCACACATTCTTAACAGCAAGCGATTTAGGTAGAGCATTAGAATATGCTCATTCTGATAATGTACTTCGGATCTACGACCGCAACGCAGACGAATTTACCGCAGAAATGACCGCACTTATCGAACTGCAAACCGCAGGCGGAAAACAACAAGTCCGTGTCTTCTCATTGCGTGGCGCGCACCTCATCGCAATGTTCGCCCGTACCAAAGTCGCCAAAGAGTTTCGCAAATGGGTGTTGGATATTCTCGACCGTGAGATTTTGCAAAACGAACAACAAAACCAACCGCTTGTAAAACCCGAAGTCCGCTATCCGGCATCGTTTACCGGTGCGGAAATCTACAGCCTCGTTTGGTTACTTATCTCACACCGCAATATGAACGACCTACTAGGCGAACTCGAACAACCCCTAGCAGCCATCGGCTCAAACTTCCACCCTGCGGTGTACAGCCATCATCGAGAGTACAAACGCCTCATTGATGAAAACTTACCAATCCTTAAACGCCTTATCGAACCGTTTAAGGAAAGTAACCCGATTGAATTTGAGCGTATCAAATCACGATTAAAACTTAATTAAACCCAAAACCCAACCCCGACCGCACATTGCAAAAATCGTGCGGCGGTTCCCCACACCCAAATTAAGAGAAAATGACGATGAAATACGCAAAAATCCTACTATTTTTAACCGCTTTCTACCTCGTAGCCGACCACCTCGAGTTATACAACGACTGCGACGGCTACATCTGCGAAACCCGAAAATAACCCACTTATAGGAGAAAATGAATGACCGAAACCATCAGCGTAAACCACCGCACTTTTCAAACGCTCGCCATACAGTCATTACGCTACTGTATGGGACGTAGAACCTTTGCCGTGATAGATTGCGTGAAGTTTATTCGTGAACACTGGCAAGACCTTACCAAACACGCCAAAGCCATCATCATTCGAGATTTAGATGAGGCTCTACAATCCCACGAAGACGACCTAAGAGACAATAGAGGATATTGCTACTTAGGCGACCAGTGCTACTACCAAAAATGGAAAAACCTAAGAGAATGGATCAACGAACAAGCCTAGCGAAAGCTAGGTTTTTTATTGGAGGAAAAAGATGGAAACACAAAACATCGTAACTAATGAACAGGTATTTGAAAAATTATGTGCTATCGAAGAATTACTACTGAGCCCTCAAATAGAAAAAGGTTTGTGGAGCATTAAGGATGTTGCTAATTATATGGACCTATCTTATAGGCACGTTTATGAAAATATCGTAACAGACCCTCGTTTTCCAGCCCCTGTGGATATTCCTGGAAAAGATGGAGCTAAGCCCAAAAAGCTATACATAAAAACAGAGGTTATCTCTTACTTTGAAAGGCACAAACAAAAGAAAAATAGAATTTAACCTAATATCCCTGCAACATCACTCATATCAGGGGCATAATAAGTATTCAATAATATTTTAATATCCCTATGCCCTGATATTTTAGCCAATGTCATCACATCTACTTTTTTAGCTAATCGAGATAAGGCTTCCCGTCTTGTATCGTGGAAATGTAAATCTTGATCTGCCAAGCCTGCCAACTCTTTCATCTTACGAAAGATTGCATCGTGAGAACTTGACTTAACTTGAAAAACAGTTTGATTACACTCAGATTTCACTTTTTCCAAATGACGCAAAATCTTAATTGCAGTAGAAGATAAAGGAACTGTTCTCGCAAAGCCATTTTTAGTTTTTGGTAAAAATGCTGTTGATTTATTAAAATCAACATCTTCCCATTTCAAATTACAAATCTCACCGACCCTCATAGCTGTTTCGATAGCAAATAGAATAGACGCTCCCACTCGACTAATCATTGTTTCTGGCTGCTTATCAAAATCAAATCCAGATACAAATAGCAATCTATCTATCTCATCTTGAGAATAACGCCTTGTCCGTGGCGGTGGCTCTTTTGGTTTATCAACAAGGGATAATGGATTACTTTTTAGAAACTCCCACTTAATTGCTTGTGAAACAACGGCAGATAAACTAACTCTTTCTCGAAGAACACTTAAAACAGATACTTCGGTTAATCTCTTGTTTTGCCATTTCTCAAAATGCTCTTTGTTTAAATCTTCTAGCTCAACACGCCCTAAAGGTGTTTTAGCAATACGATTTAATCTCAAACTTTCTTCTCTTGCTCCACCTTTATTTACAGTCACTTCCGCAACATATTTATCAATTAATTCTGCAAAAGTCATCTTAGGGATAGAGCTATATTCTCCAGCTTCAATTTGAGATTCAACACTTATAGCCCATCTACTCGCCTCTACCTTAGTTGAAAAAGTAGCATTTTTACGAATACCTTTTTTATTAATCTGTACTCGCCATTTATCCCCTCTTTTAATGATGGTAGCCAT